AACGTGGCGAAGGTGCTTGATCGTGATTCGTTCCATGGTGTTTCCTCCATTAAGTCCCAATTAGAAGCCAAGCTTGGCACAAACCATTTCTTGCTGCAAGCGCACCTTGAAGCCTAGCTTCTGCGCTTGCTCCAGCGTCCCTTCGGTGAGGGTTTTGGTGCCAGCGATGCGGGCGAGCGTTTCGGCCTTCTCGCATGCGGGGTAGAATTTACGCTGGCCGTAAACGTCAACCGCGCGGATGAATAGCTCGTTCATGTTGTGTGCTCCAAATTCTCTAGCGGCTTGCCTCGTCAGCGCGCGGGGAGCCACCCCGTCACGGACGCCCTCGCGGGCGTTTCGGCGTTAGAAGCTGTCTAGTATTTCTTCCAGAACAGTGCGCGGCGCTTCTTCTTCTTGAAGCTGGGCGCGTGCTTCTTCTAAATAAGGCAATTCAATTCCGTAAGTATCGGCAAATTCAACCATGACGCGATAACCTTCAAAGCGCCAGCGTGTCATTTCTTCTGCGTTTTCTTCTTTTGATGCCATTTCAAACAATATATCAGCAGCCTTAAGGGAATTAATAAGCCGCGTCAGGCCTTTGCGTTGTGCTTTCGTTAACTTTGCCATTGTGTGTGCCTCTGCGTTTTGTGGTGTGACGCTATATACAATGCACTAGGCGTGCCAACTTTGGAAACACTAACACAATCAAAGGCTTAGGCGTATTGCCCCAAGCGTAGCGCTAGGCGCAGTGTTACTTTGAGTAGCGATAGTGTTACCGAAGGTAACGTAACACGGTAACAGTAACGGTAACACTTCGGGGCGCGTTGCTAGCGCGTTGCTGGCGTGGCGCTGGCGTAGCGGCTCCCGCCTTGCCCCCTTTCTGCTACCAATTTGGTATAGAATACGCTGCGCGACCGCTGCGCTGGCGATGCGCTGCCGATGCGCTCCCGATGCGCTGCTGTGTGTAATGTTATAACATAACGCCTGGCGCGTAGGGGGCGGGGGAGGGCCTGTTGCGCGGCGGTCCGATGCGGGGTGCTGCTCCGCTTTGCAAAAAGTCCATTTTGAAACCCAAAACGGTCACCAATCTGCACACTTTGCACACAATTCAATTGGCCTGTATAGCGCATTATGCCTGCAAATTGTACAAAAAGTGAACAATATGGAAAACTGCATGGGCCGTAACGCTCTGCATGGGCCGCTACGCTACCATTTAGCCCTCTGCGTGGGCCGTTAAGCTACTATTTACGCTCTAGCTCTTGACTTTTGCTCTAAAATATGATAAGATATATGCTATTGTTTAGCTATACAGGTACACAGCGGCTAGCAGCTACAGCCTAACGACAACTGCTGACAACAAAAGCACAGCCGAAAGCCTTACGACGACAGCCGACTACCACTGACCACCTGTATAGGTACCATAATGTAGCAAAATATAGAGGATGTGTGTATAATGGCGGACAAGCCCGTAGCGAAGCGCGGTCGCCCCTCCAAAGCGGCACTCCAATCGACTAAGGATTTGAGTAAAAGACAGCAGGCGGCAGCATTAAAAGAGTTTAGGGCACGACTACTGCTAAACCCTAAGTCACCTGCGTTAATTGAGAAGATGTTTGATATTGCTTTTGATGATGAGCATAAGCAGCAGGCTGTAGCGCTAAAGCTTTTAGCAGATCGTCTTATGCCCGTAGCGGGCTTTACGTCAGACGGTAAGCAGCAAGCGCAAGTGTCCATTAACATTAGTGGTATTGGTGTCCCGTCAGGGTCTGTAACCGTTGAAAACGGTGCCGACGATGCTGAAGACGGGGAATATGAAGAGCTGTATGAGTCGGAAAAGGGAGCGTAACGGCCCACACAATGGCTAACATAGACCTATCCCTCATACCGTGGCAGCAGGAAGTGTATGAAGATGACAGCCGCTTTAAGGTTGTCGCTGCTGGCCGGCGATGCGGCAAGAGCCATCTAGCTGCCGTATCGCTAATCGTAGCGGCCCTTAACGGTGAGCCGGGAAAGGTGTTCTATGTTGCACCAACACAGGGCATGGCGCGTGACATCCTGTGGGAAAAGCTGTTTGAACTAGCTGGAGAGATTGTCGAGAACAGCAACATCAACAATCTAACCATCACGCTCGCTGGCGGCAACACCATATACTTAAAGGGTGCTGACCGCCCCGACACCCTGCGGGGTGTGTCCTTGAAGTATTTGGTCATGGACGAGTTGGCGTTTATGAAACAAGACGTGTGGGAAGCCATCCTACGTCCGGCGCTGTCAGACCTTAAAGGCAAAGCGCTGTTTATCGGAACGCCTGAAGGCCGGAACCATTTCTACGATATGTGGATGGGAGGCTACTCCGGGGCCTGGGACGATTGGTCTGCGTGGCAGTTTACGTCACGGGACAATCCGTTCCTTGATAGCAAAGAAATTGACCATGCGGAAGCGACACTGCCCCGCTGGGCTTTTAACCAAGAGTATATGGCTAGCTTTGACGCTCAAGGCTCGGAGTTCTTTGATGCTGATGAATTCATGTATTATGACGAGAAGCCACGAGAGCTGCCGGGAGACTATTACATCGCGGTTGACTTGGCAGGCTTTGAAAGTGATAGAGGCAACAAGACGAAGCGGCGAGACAATAGTGCCATTGCTGTTGTTTTTGTAGACGAGAATGGCGTGTGGTGGGTTGAAGATATACAGTTTGGTCGCTGGACGCTCGACGAGACAGCAGAGCGCATCTTTAAGGCCGTTGAGGAATACCGCCCACCTGCTGTGGGAGTCGAAAAGGGAATTGCTCAGCAGGCCGTTATGGGGCCGCTCAGCGACCTTATGCGCCGAACTGCTCGTGTGTTTCGTGTTGAGTTGTTGTCACACGGCAACCAAAAAAAGCAAGACCGTATTCTGTGGGCACTGCAAGGCCGCTTAGAGCATAAGCGCATTCGCTTCAAGCATGGCGCTTGGAACACAGCGCTAGTGGATGAGGCTTCTGCGTTTCCGTCGCAGCTAGTGCATGACGACTTGCTTGATGCCTTGAGTTACGTAGACCAGATGGCCGTAGTGCCGTACATGGCTAACTTAAATGTTGAAGATGAATACGAACCGTATGACGCCGTAGCGGGCTATTAGCTTGGGCCATTCCGCTTAAACGACAAAGGGACACACAATGAGCGAAGCAATCTTTATGCAAGACACTACGTTCGGCACAGAGCAAGACCTTGCCGATTGGGTGGTGAGCCGTTGCAACAAGTGGCGTGACTTTTACGAAAGTAATTACGCTGAGCGTCATGAAGAGTATATGCGCATCTACCGCAGCCAGTGGTCTGCAGAAGATGTAGAGCGTAGTTCTGAGCGGTCGAAGCTCATTGCTCCTGCTACGGCTCAAGCAGTGGAGTCAAACGTTGCGGAAGTCGAAGAAGCCACCTTTGGTCGTGGGAAACTGTTTGACATCAAAGACGACTTTAACGACCAAGACCCTCGCGACATTGCTTACTTGCGCTCCAAGCTCCACGAAGACTTTGGCACGGCGCGCATTCGCTCCGCTGTAGCTGAAGTGCTGGTCAATGCTGCTGTGTTTGGCACGGGCATTGGCGAAGTGGTTGTGGAGGAAATGAAAGAGTACAAGCCTGCTACGCGTCCGCTGCTTGACGGCGATATGCAAGAAGTAGGTGTTAACGAAACGTATCGCCCCATCGTCAAGATTAATCCGGTACAGCCGCGCAACTTCCTCATCGACCCTAACGCCACGTGCGTTGACGATGCGCTTGGCTGCGCTATTGATGAGTATGTGTCGCAGCACATTGTCCAAGAGCTGCAAGAGTCTGGTGTGTATCGTGATGATGTGTACGTTGGCACTGCGGCAGCAGACGAAGAGATTGAGCCCGACCCGTACATTGATACGCAGCCGCAAGACCGCGTACGGCTAACCAAATACTACGGCAAAGTGCCGCGTGACTTGCTGCTAGCAGAGGGCGTGTCGGAAGACGAGATTGCCGAGAAGGGCAGCTACGTTGAAGCTGTGATTGTTATTGCAAACGAAGGCACGCTGCTCAAAGCCATCCCGTCTCCTTACATGTGCCAAGACCGCCCTGTTGTGGCGTTCCAATGGGATATTGTGCCGAGCATGTTTTGGGGTG